AGCGCCTTTTTAGACAGACGCTATTTTCCACATAGCGCGATTAAGTTTCCACGGTTCAAAGGGGGTCTGTACGTGGCTGACCTAATTAACGCAGCGAAAAGCGGCAACAGGCGCGAAACGCTCGAAGCACTACGCGACAAGTTAGCCGACAGCATACAAAACTGTGAGAGTGGGCGAGACGTTGCGGCGCTCTCCAAGCGGCTCATGGAAGTCATGAGCGAACTTGATGCGCTGCCGAAGCCGAAAGGTGACTCACCGCTAGCAAAGGCCAAACGTGGCGCGTAGGCTCGGCGGTCAGCGTCCGACGTTTGAGCGCGTAGGGGAGTGGACAAGCACACGCGGTGATGAAGCTGTCGAGATGTTCGAAGCGTATGGTCGCAATTACTACGGCTCACAACGCTACGAAATGACAATCTTCTTTGCGCGTGACGCTGACGGTGCTTTCGCTGCTAAGTCGATTGGCATAACGAAACCAAGGCAAAATGGCAAGTCGTTTGCAGTTCGTGACTACGCCACATGGATGGCGGCGGTCGAGGGTAAGAGCGTTTTGTACTCGGCGCACCATGGGCGCACAGTTCGCAAGATGTTTAAGGAGATATGCGACTTCATAGAAGCGCATGAGGACTTCAAAGAAGAACTTGACTACATCTACAAGGCTGGCGGCTACGAAGGTATCTACTTCAAGAATGGCGCGTGTATCGAGTTTCAGACGCGAACTAACGCTGGCGGTCGTGGCGGCACTTACCACGTCGTAATCTTTGACGAAGCGCAGGAGCTGACTAACGCGCAGCAAGACGCGATACTGCCGACTGTCTCGGCTGCTGGCGAGATTGACGAGGGCGAGAGCGACCCGCAAAAGATTTACATTGGCACTGTGCCGGGGCCAGAGTGCCAAGGTACAGTGTTTCGTGAGTTGCACGATCGGGCGCATAGCGGCGAATCGTCGGTATGGTGGCTCGAATGGGGCGCTGCTGGTGACACGCTAGCCGACGTTGACGTTGATAATGTCGATTTATGGTATGCGTGTAACCCAGCCATGGGTCGGCGCATGTCGGAAGATACAGTGCGCGACGAGCACGACACCATGAGCCGCGACGGGTTCGCTCGTGAGCGGCTAGGCTGGTGGTCACCTACTGCTGGCATGCCAGACTTCGCCATAATTTCAGACAAGTTCGAATCGCTGGCGCTTGACGTGGCACCTACAGACGGGCGCGTTGCGTATGCCGTGAAGTTTTCGCCTGATGGCTCCGAGTTAAGCCTGGCGGCTGCACGTCTGCACGATGGGAAAGTCTACATCGAGCAGATAAAGCGCGAATCCATGGCGCTCGGCTTGTCGTGGTTAGCCGAATGGATAGCAGCGCGAAAGACAATAGGCTGCTGCTGTCTCATTGACGGCAAATCAGGCGCACAGGCGCTTGTGGACAAACTCGGCATGATGCCGACCAACTACATCATCACACCAAATGCGTCGCAGGTAATCGCCGCTTGCACGACGCTGGTGGATTGCGTGAACGAAGGAACGCTCGAATGGTTCAGGCCGCAAGCTGATCTACTCGATAGCGCGATAACGTCTACGCGGCGAAAAATCGGCTCCACGGGGGGCTGGGGGTTCGGTGGCGAGAATCCCATACCAATAAGCGCGGCAGCGTTAGCCGTGTGGGGAGTGTTCAATTCGAAGCGGAATCCTGAAAGGAAACAACGAATAGGATGATTTACGGATTTGACGGATTCTCTAGCGCGGAGGGTCTACCGCCGAAAGAGCGCAAGATAGCCGCCGAATTGGTCGAAATCTACGACGCACACCGAGCGGCAAACGTGGACAAGGGGCGCTACTACGACCAGAAAATCACGTCGGGCGAGTGCAACCTAGGCATTGCGCTACCTAGCGACTTGTATAACTTCGAGATGGCTTGTTGCTGGCCTGAAAAGGCTGTCACAGCATTGGCAGATAGAAGCCGTTTCGATGGGTTCGTGAACGCCAACGGCGAGGACATGCCCGAACTTAACGTGATAGTGCGAGACAATCGGCTGCTCACGTCCTACAGCATGAGCGTGATTGACGAATTGAAGCATGGCGGCGTTTTGGTGACACTTGCGGCAAACGACGCTATTGGCTGCTCTATTCGCTTTCACACGTTCGAATCGAGCGCGGCGCGGTGGAATGGACGCTTGCAACGCATCGACGCGGCAATGGCAATCATCGACTCAATGCGCTTCGAGGGCGATATTGCCTATGTTCCGTCGCTGGTGAACCTCTACACCGAAGATGCTACGTGGATTCTTGAGCGCATCAACGGCGAATGGCATGCTAGACGCGCTAGAAACGGCCTAGGGCGCTGCATGGCTTCGGTTATGCGCAACCAGCCGACAAACACGCAACCGCTCGGCACAAGCCGAATCACGCGCTCTGTGCGAACGCTCACGCGCGGCTATATCCGCACGATGACGCTAGCGACGATTGGCCTAGAGTTCGCCACATCGCCGCAAAAGTACCTCATGGGCGTATCTGATGAGCAGTACGACGCGCTCATCAACAAGAAGTTCGAGAAATACATCGACTCGCTCATGCTCGGCACGGTAGACCCGGAGACGGGCAACATTCCGCAATACGGGCAACTGTCACAAGGCACATTGCAGCCGCATGTCGATATGCTCCGCATGTTGTCCACGCAGTACGCAGCGGCTACGAGCCTAAGCGTAACCGATGCTGGCGTGGTGAACGATGCTAACCCGACGAGCGCAGACGCATTGATCGCGCAGAATGACAAGCTGATTCGACGTGCGGAAGATTTGAACGCTTTCAACGGCGAGGACTTGCGCGACGTGGCGCTCATGGCGCTTGCAATCAAGCGTAACCAGTCGCTTTCGCAGCTTTCAGACGATGACAAGAACATCATGGCGCACTTCCTGCCGCCGAGCATGCCGAACCAGGCCGCTATGGGTGATTGGGCGGCGAAGGTTGCAGCGGGTGACCCTGCTTTCGCTGGCACCGATGTCTATTACGAGATGCAAGGCTTCGACAAGCCGACAATCGCAAGGATTCAGGCGCAAAAGAAAGCGAACGCTGCAACACAGGCTCAAAACGCTGCAATGTCCACGCTGTTTGGTGGTGGCGTAAATGCAGATACCGCGTAGCTACATCGAGAACTATTCAAACTCGCTCAACCAAATCAGCGACACGGCGCGTGAATCGCTTTCTAAGGCGCTGTTGCAGCTCAACTATGACGCTGATATAGCCGACATTAGAAACGCGGTTATAGCGGTGATGCAGACGGCTTGCGGCGCTTCTTCTGACTTGTCGGCTAGACTCGCTGCCGAGTTCTACGACGGTTTGCGCTTGCAGTTCGGCATCGATGACGGCTATCAAGCGGAAGTGGACAGCGGGCGCGTACCAGAAGCCACAGACGGCGCTGTTAGGGCGTTTGTTCAAGACCTTGTAGACGATAAGCCAATAGAGCAATTCGTCGGCAAATGCGTGGACAGGCTCGATTACGAGACGCGCAAAGCCGCCAACGAGTGCATAGCCACGAACGCCAAGAACGACCCAGAGAAACCACGATGGGCGCGTGTGCCTACTGGCGTGGAAACGTGCCAGTTCTGCATTATGCTAGCGTCTCGTGGTTTCGTGTACCACTCGGAAGAAACAGCGTCACACGCTCACGCTCATTGCGATTGCCGTGTGATTCCGTCGTGGGACAAATCGCCAACGGCGCAAGGGTATGACCCTGATTTGTACTACGACATGTGGAAACACCCTGAAAAGTACAGTGAGCAGACGGCTAGTGAAGAAAAGCCAAAGATTGAACTGAAAGCAATCGATGCTAGCCAATATCCTGACAAGTTCACGAACACAAAGGGCAAGCGGCAAAACTTCGAGACTTACATTGACGCTATCAATTCGGTTGAAGATGCAGACCAGAAAGTACGCGAGATATTTTCACGTGTTGGCGAGATTGCGAACAGTCCGAACTTGCCAGAAGCGTTTGATGTTAAATACGCTGCCGGGCGCGGTTGCGTAAGCACTTATTACGATAGATTCACCGATGAAATTAAAAAGGTGAATGTCAGCGTCCCGAAGATGACACCAGAAAACATCAAGGGTACAGTTAGCACGACGGTTCACGAGTTCGGTCATTTCATCGACCTGATGAAAGGTGAATCAGGCGGTAAATGGATGTCAACAAAATACGCTGGTTTCTTACGTGCTGACTATCTAAGCTTACCGCCAAGCGAACGCAAAGCGGCGGCTGCTGCTCGTAGTGAGCAAACCAAGCCAAAAGGCGA